AATATCTTTGATTTACAGTATCAGTTACGTCTAAATGACTTGTATGATCTAACATCAACTTCTTTAATCTATTACAAAACTGTAATGAGTCATTTGGCTCTATTAGATTTTGAGTTAAATGGTCATCAAGGATTCCGCTTTAATCGTATGTCAAATCGTCTTTATCTAGACGCTAACTGGCAAACAGATTTTATTCTTGGCGATTACATTATCGTTCAAAGTTATCGTGCAATGGATCCAACAACATGGTCTAAAGTCTATAACGAGCCATGGTTAAAACATTATGTTACTGCTTTAATTAAAAAACAATGGGGCACTAATCTTAAAAAGTTTAGTGGTCTACAACTTCCAGGTGGAGTTACACTTGATGGTGATAAACTATACGCTGAAGCAACAGAAGAAATAAAAGAATATGAAGACGAATTAATGAACAAGTCTGCACCCTTAGATTTTTTCATGGGATAATTAATGTCTCGTAATGTATACTTTACTAATGGAACTGGGTCTGAACAATTATTAATTGAAGACCTCATCATAGAATCTTTAAAGATCTATGGTCAGGATTTCTTTTATATTCCAAGAACACTAGTTTCCAAAGATGAAATTCTTGGCGAGGATCGTCTTTCTCAATTTAAGTCTTCATTTCCAATTGAAATGTATTTTGAGAATGTAGATTCGCTTGATGGTCAAGGTGCATTTATTCAAAAGTTTGGTCTTATGATGGAACAGTCAGCTACATTGGTAGTTGCAAAAAGACGTTGGGATCAACTTGTTGGTCGTTATGGTGTTACACAAATTTCATCTCGTCCAAATGAAGGTGATCTACTTTACTTCCCTCTAACAAAAGGTATGTTTGAAATTAAGTTTGTCAAACATCAAGATCCATTTTATCAACTTGGTAAACTTTATGTTTACAAATTACAAGTTGAATTGTTCCAGTACTCTTCAGAAAGAATTGATACTGGTATCTCTGAAATTGATGCCTTTGAAACTCTCAAAACATTCAGCACCAATACTACAAGAAACAACACTGGTTATGTAACTCATATTAATGTAACAAATCAGGGATCTGGATATTCCACTGCTCCAGCAGTTACATTCTCATCAGGTAAAGCAACTGCTACTGCTAATCTTGGTTCTGGAACAACTGCTGGCAAAGTTATTTCTATTACTGTTACTGATGGTGGAACAGGTTATGCATCTGCTCCAGTGATTACAATTGCAGCACCACCAAGTGGAATAACTGCCATAGCAACTGCATTTATTGATATTGATATTGATAAAACAGAATCTTACGGTGACAATAATAAATTTAAAACTCAAGGCGCAGATGTTTTGTTTAGCGTCGCCAATCCATTTGGTGAAGTAGATATCACAAAGAATACTGAATAATGTTAAACAATAATGTATATTATCACGGAATAATTCGTAAGTGCATCGTAGGATTCGGCACTCTATTCAGCGACATCTATATCGATCGTCGTGAAGGCGATTCTGTAACTGGTAATGTTATTCAACGATTACAAGTACCACTTGCATATGCTCCAAAAGAAAAATGGGTAGTTCGTTTAGATCAAGATCCAACATTAGAAAACCACACTTACGTTTCACTACCAAGAATGTCATTTGAAATTATTGGTTACAACTACGATCCATCACGCAAAGTAAATCGTATGCAACAATTGAAGTGTGGTGACGGCACTGGTTCAGTATCAACCATGTATACTCCTGTTCCGTATAACTTGGACTTATCACTATACATTCTGACTAAAACTCAAGAAGATGGTCTACAAATTCTTGAACAAATCCTTCCAACATTTACACCTGAATATACATTATCAATTAATGTAGTTCCAGACATGAATGTTAAGATTGATGTGCCTATTATTTTAAATAGTGTATCAGTTCAAGACGACTATGATGGTGACTTTCAAACTCGCAGATTTGTAACACATAGTCTTAGTTTTCAAATGAAGGTAAACTTATTTGGACCAATCGCAGGACAAAATGTTATACAAACTGTCAATGCAAATATTGGTGAGAATGAAAACTTTAATAATCCAAACAGAGTTTACGCTGCAACAGGTGATGTTACTACTGCAACTGTTAATACGGAGAGTTGGCTGGACGGATTTTAATTATGGCTGAAATTTATAATTCAAACTCCAACCTTAAAGCAGCTGGAGTTACTGTTGACTTTACACCTGAAGATGTAAAAGAGTACATGAAGTGTGCGGCAGATCCGCTATACTTTATTGAAACTTACTGTTACATTGTTACACTAGATCATGGTCTACAGTTGTTTAAATTGTATGACTGCCAGAAAAACAAATTAAATATTATACATAATAATCGTCGTGTGATTCTTATGGAAGGTCGTCAGCAAGGTAAGACAACTACCTCTGCAGCCTACATTCTTTGGTATACGATTTTTCAAGCCAACAAAACTGTGGCTATCCTTGCGAACAAAGCAACTGCTGCACGTGAGGTTTTAGATCGTTATCAAATAATGTACGAGTTGCTACCAAAGTGGATGCAACAAGGTGTTACTACTTGGAACAAAGGTGACATTGAACTAGAGAATGGTTCAAAGGTATTCACTGCTGCAACAGGTAAGTCTGGTATTCGTGGTAAATCTGTAAACATGTTGTATGTTGACGAAGCAGCGATTATTCCAAACAACGTGGCAGAAGAATTCTTTACTTCAGTTTATCCTACGATTTCCGCTGGTCAGACTACTAAAATTCTACTGTCATCAACTCCACTTGGTTATAACCACTTCTGGAAGTTTTGGACAGACGCTGAAAAAGGTAGAAATGGATTCGTTAATCTATTCATACCATATTGGGAAATTCCAGGTCGTGATGAAGCATGGGCTGCAGAACAAAAAGCCCAGCTCGGTGAACTTAAATTTACTCAAGAGGTTCTTTGTAACTTCTTGGGTTCTTCTCTCACTCTAGTTCGTGCAGATACAATTTCTAGAATGAGTCCAGATACTATCGTCCACCAGAAAGATGGGTTGGATGTATATGTAAACCCACAGGCTGGTCATACTTATTGTATGGTCTGTGACGTGGCAAAAGGTGTTGGTGGGGATTATTCAGCATTCCAAGTTATTGATATCACAGAGGTTCCATACAGAATCGTTGCAAAGTATCGTAATAATGAAATTAGTCCGTTACTCTATCCAAACGTAATTTACAAAATTGGAAAAGAGTATAACCAAGCATGGGTATTATTGGAAATTAACATCTCGGAACAGGTTGCTCACATCCTATATTCTGAGATGGAATACGAAAATATATTGATGGTTACAAGACACGCTATGGGGCAAACAGTCTCTGGTGGTTTTGGTGGTGGTAAAACACAGTTGGGTGTCAATACCGATAAAAAGATTAAAAGGATTGGGTGTCATAACTTTAAAGCACTCGTTGAGGAAAACAAACTTATTATTAATGATGCGGATACGATTTCAGAAATCTCTACTTTTATTGAGAAAAAAGGATCTTATGAAGCAGATGAAGGGTATCACGACGATTTGGTAATGCCATTAGTTCTATTTGGATGGCTCACTACTAACTCTTATTTCAAAGACCTAAATAATGTTAATCTACGAAATATCATGTACGCTAAGCAAATGCTGGCGATCGAAGAAGAATTAACACCTTTTGGGTTCTATGACGATGGGCAACCTGAGAAGGCTCCATTGAACTTCTAGAAATCGTGTAAAAACTAAATAAAAGGTAGACATGAATTTTGTCTAGGTAAACTTATTAACAAGGAGAATTACAATGCCGTTTCAATTATCTCCAGGCGTTGCAGTCGTAGAAAAAGATTTCACATCAATCGTTCCAGCCGTTGCCACTTCTATTGGTGCATTTGCAGGTTCGTTTGGCTGGGGTCCAGTAATGGAACCAACTACAGTTAGCTCTGAGAACGAATTAGTTCGTCGCTTCGGAAAACCTACTGATAGTAACGCAGATTCTTTCTTTACAGCAGCAAACTTCCTATCATATACAAACAACTTATTACTAGTTCGTGCAGACGCAACTGGTCTTAAGAATGCAGTTGCTTCTGGAACTGCTCTTAAAATTAAAAACACCGAGACATATTTGGCTTCTTATGCTTCTGGTCAAGCATCAGTTGGTGAATGGGCTGCAAAGTATCCAGGTACACTAGGAAATTCTTTACAAGTTTCTATGTGTGATGCGGATTCATTTAGCACTTGGGCATTCAAAGACTACTTTGATGGCACTCCAGGAACTTCTACATACGCTACTTCAAATAACTTTACTATCGGTAATGATGAACTACACATTATTGTTATTGACCAAGATGGTCTTTTAACTGGTACTGTTGGTACAGTTCTAGAAAAATTTGCATTCGTTTCAAAGGCATCTGATGCTAAGAAATCTGATGGTACAAATAACTACTACAAAGATGTAGTAAATTCTCGTTCACAGTATATCTACTGGATGGATCCAACTACTACAGTTGCAACTGGCGGTAGTGCATGGGGAACAAGTTTTGCTTCTTTAAATCCTAGCGCAACAGTTACTGGTGTTGCTATTAGTAGCACTTCTGGTGCATTTACTTGTAGTGCTGCCACTTTGGCTGTTGGTGATAAGATCACTATCACTGGTACATTAGGTGGTACTGGAACTATTACTGGTTATACAACTGGTACTGTTTATAAAGTTTCTGCTGTTACTGGTACTTCACCAAGCGTGACTGCATTCACATTAACTACTGTTTCTGGTTCTGCTATCGTTACTACTACTGGTACTCCAACAGGATTAACATATACAAATACACCATACTTCAAGTCAATGTCTGCTGCAGTTACATCATCACTAACTGGTGGTGTTGACGATTTTGCTCCAACTGATTCTGATAAACAAAACGCTTTTGCTTTATTTGCAAATGCTGAATTGTATGATGTCAGCCTAGTTATGTTGGGTAAAGCATCTGCTGCAACTGCAACTTATGTTATCAATAACATCGCTGAAGTTCGTTTAGATTGCGTAGCGTTTATCTCTCCACAAGATACATCTTCTGGTGATGTAATTATCGGTAGCGACTCAACTGCTTCTACTGCTATCACTACTTACCGTGATGCTCTTCCATCTAGCTCTTATGCTGTTATGGATACTGGTTACAAGTATCAATACGATCGCTACAATGACAAGTATCGTTATATCCCATTGAATGGTGATGTTGCTGGTCTATGTGCTCGTACTGACTACACGAATGACCCATGGTTCTCTCCAGGTGGTTTAAATCGTGGTCAAATCAAGAATGTTGTTAAGTTGGCATTCAATCCAAACAAAACACTTCGTGATACTCTTTACAAGAAGGGTGTTAACCCAGTTGTTACATTCCCAGGAGAAGGTACTGTTCTGTTCGGTGACAAGACTCTATTGGCTAAGCCAAGTGCATTTGATCGTATCAATGTGCGTCGTCTATTCATCGTTATGGAAAAGGCGATTGCAACTGCTGCTAAATTCCAGTTGTTCGAATTCAACGATGGATTTACTCGTGCACAGTTCAAGAACTTAGTTGAACCATTCCTACGTGACGTACAGGGTCGTCGTGGTATTACTGATTTCGTTGTTAAGTGCGATGAGTCTAACAACACAGGTGAAGTTATCGATCGTAACGAATTCGTTGCTGATATCTTCGTTAAGCCAAATCGTTCTATCAACTTTATCACTCTCAATTTCGTTGCTGCTCGTTCTGCGATTAACTTCTCAGAAATCGGTGCGTAATTCAAGATAAATAAAGAAAAGAACAAGGAGAATTAAATGGCAAATATTGCTGATTTCAAAGCGCAGATGATTGGTGGCGGTGCTCGCCCTAATCAATTCCGTGTTGAACTTTCATTCCCATCTTATGTTACATTGGGGGTAGTTGCTGGTGCTCGTGCACAGTTTTTGTGTAAGGCTGCTCAACTACCTGCTTCCACTATCGAAACTTTACCAGTTCTTTATCGTGGTCGTCCAGTTAACTTTGCTGGTGAAAGAACTTTCCAACCATGGACTGTGACAGTTTACAACGATACCACTTTTGGTATCCGTAATGCACTAGAGCAATGGCAATCTGGTATTCAGAACTATAACACTACTAATGGTCGTGTTAATCCTACTGACTATCAAGTTGACTTGAACGTGCACCAATTAGATCGTAATGGTGCAATTATTAAGAGTTACAAATTCGTTGATGCTTTCCCAACTACAATTTCTGCAATTGGTTTAGATTACGAACAACAAAATGCAATTGAACAGTTTGATGTAGAGTTCCAATACAACTTCTTTACATCTGCTACTGGTGCAGCTTCTGGCTTTGGTGTTAGTGTTGGTATTGACACTCCAGTTGGTAGTTTCCCGCTTTAATAATTAACTGAGGTTTTTACATAATGCAGATATTTGGGTTTGAAATAAAACGCAAGCAGGACGAGACACTACCTAGTGTAGTGCCTCCTTCAGCACAAGAAACAGGCGCAACCGTAGTAAACACTGGTGTAAATGCTGGTGGCTACTACGGTATGGTCATGGATCTTGAAGGTGTCATTAAAAACGAAAACGACTTAATCCGTCGTTATCGTGAAGTTGCTCAATATAGTGATTGTGATAATGCAATTGAAGATATCATTAATGAAGCAATTGTAGCTAATGAAGAAAGAACATCAGTTGAAATTATTTTAGATGATGTTAAAGTTTCTTCTAGTATCAAAACTAAGATAAGAGAAGAATTTAATAATATTCTTCGCATTCTTAAGTTTAACGAAAGAGCGCATGAAATCTTCCGTAGCTGGTATGTTGATGGAAGATTATATTATCAAATTCTTATTGACGAATCAAATATTAAACAGGGTATTGTAGAATTACGTTACATTGACCCTCGTAAAGTTCGTCGTATTAAAAATATTAAGAAAGCAAGAACACCACAAGGTGTTGAAGTTGTACAAGAAGTAGAAGAATACTATCTTTACAATGACAAGGGTATCACTGAGCAAACAACGCATGGTGTTAAACTTGGATTAGATTCAGTAGTCTATGCACCTTCAGGTTATGTAGACTCAAATACTGGAATGGCAATGTCTTATCTACATAAGGCGATCAAACCAGTAAATCAATTAAAGATGATTGAAGATTCTTTAGTCATCTATCGTATTAGCCGTGCACCTGAACGCAGGATTTTCTATATCGATGTGGGTAATTTACCTAAGTTGAAAGCAGAACAGTATGTAAATGATATCATGAACAAGTTCCGTAACAAGATTGTTTATGATGCAACTACTGGTGAAACACGTGACGATCGTCGTCATCTTTCAATGATGGAAGATTTCTGGATGCCACGTCGTGAGGGTGGTAAGGGTACTGAGATTACTACACTTCCAGGTGGTCAGAATTTAGGTGAGATTCAAGATATTGAATACTTCCAGAATAAACTTTATCATGCATTGAATGTTCCAATTAGCCGTATGCAACAGCAACAAGGTTTTAGTATTGGTCGTTCAACAGAGATTTCTCGTGATGAAGTTAAGTTTAATAAATTTATTGTCAGACTACGTAAGAAATTTAGTATATTGTTCTCGCATGCGTTGAGAGTTCAGTTAATCTCTAAAGGTGTTATCCGTCCAGATGAGTGGGATGATATTCAGTTCAATATTAAATATGATTATCTTGAAGACAATCATTATAGCGAACTAAAAGATTCTGAGATTCTACAACAAAGAATGGGATTGTTACAGTTAATGGATCCATACATTGGTAAATATTACTCAATGGAATGGGCTCGTAAGAATGTTCTACACCTCGATGAAAAAGATATCAAAGAGATGGACAAACAGATTGAGAACGAAAAAGATCAAATGCTTGCACAAGCAGATATGCAAGGACAGATGCAATTGGCTATGCAGCAACCGCAAATGGATGCGCAAGCACAGCAACAACAGGCAATGCAACAGCAACAGGCTGCACAACCTCAGCAAGATCAGGGTGCTCCTGATCAACAAACAGCTGATGCTGAAGCAGAACAAGATGCTGGGCAAGATACAGATACGCAGCAAAGTAAAGGGAAAGTTACCAAATTAAAAACTGGTACTTGGCCAAATTAATAGGAGAATATTATGAGTGAAACAGTACAAAATTTAGTCCAAGCAATTCAGGCTGGCGATGCACTTGAAACAGAAAATGCGTTTACAAATGCAATGGCAGAAAAGTTATCTGCTAGATTAGATACAATGCGCCAAGATGTTGCGCAGGGTATGTTTGCACAACAAGCAGAGCCAATCGCTGAACCTACTACGGAAGAATAAAGGGATAAAGATGTCAGACTTAATCAATAAAACTTTGCAGGTAATGGAGTCTAATGAGACCTCTAATATTTTCACTGAGGCTGCATCGAAACCATCACTTGGTAAATTAGCTGCAGATCATTATGAACATGGGGCTGCAGGTAATAAAACAAAATCACAAGCTACATTGTCTAAAATAGAACAGCATCATGGAAAAGAAACTGCAGCTGCAGTGGCGCAACATACAAATCATGCATATTCAGTAGATAATACTTCTGGTGGAGCTAAAGTACCAAAACATTTTCATAGTGATTTTGTAAATAAACATTTGGGTGGTAAAGATTCAGCAGAACATACTGCATATAAAACCCAAAGCGCAAAACATTATAATGATGATGCTGGCCACGCAACAAATTCTAATTGGAACGAGCACGCATAATGCGTTACTACGAATTTACAAAATCTCTAAAACGATCTGATGTCGTTGAAAGCGTCAGATCCTATCTTCAGTTAATCGAAAGAACTGAAGATGGTAAGGTTTTGATAAATGGTATTGAAACAGAATTTACGAGTTTAGAAGAAGCAAGACAATACATTAAACAAGACTATATTTCACATCAGTTAGAAGAACAAGTATCAAAAGACTTATACGAGGAACTATCAGAACATACTGTCGCAAATATTATTAAAGAATATCACGATATTAAAGTTACCGATACATTAATCGAAAATTATATAAAACTTGCTTCTTCTCACATGTTTAGTGTAGACCCAGTTGTTCAAGGTATTCGTTCTCTTAATAAACTGGACAGATTGGTTGAGGGTAAATTGCACTATGTTCTTAATGATGAGTCAATTGTAACTATTGACGAGCGTACCCAAGTGCGCCTAAATAACTTATTAGATAATCAAACAGAAATTATTGAGTATATGAGAGAGTCAAAAGAGAACTTCTTTCATGTGCTTACAAAATTAGAGGAACAATAAGATGGCGATGACTATCACGACATTAAAGAATACCAATCAGGAAACTGTGATTCACTTCACATCTTCCTTAGCAGAGTCTGGCACTATTACTATTGCCAACTTAACTGCTACTACTCAAGCAAGAAATAGCGATACACCTGTAGTTAATATTGTTAAATACAGTATTGTTGGTGAACTGGCTTCAAAAGTTTCAATTCTTCGTAATAGTAAAATTGTGCTTGTATGCGCACCAGAGAATGCTCCTTATGCTGAATTCAATGCATGGGGTATTCCAGTAACAAATGACAATACTTATGACATCGTTATTACTAATGGTGCTGCAAAAGATGTTTCTGGTTTCCTAGTTCTCCGTAAAATTGCTGGCTGGTCTACTAAAGTTGAGAATGCTACTTACGGTGCTTATGACGATCCAACTCGTGTTGGTGCTTCTACCACATTAAGTGGTTCTCCAGATAAGGCATAATCATGAGACTAATTAGAGAAGTTTTCGAACAAACAAATACCATTGTTGAGTCTAAACTTGGCAAAGGAAAAGAATATTTTATTGAAGGAATCTTTCTTCAATCTGAACTGAAAAATCGTAATGGTCGTATGTATCCAGAATCAATTATGGATAATGAAGTAGGTCGTTACATTAAAGAATCTGTCGAAAAGAATCGTGCCTATGGCGAACTTGGTCATCCAGATACTCCTTCCATTAATTTGGATCGTGTATCTCACATGATTGTTAGTTTACGCAAAGAAGGTACTAACTACATCGGCAAGGCGAAGATTCTAGAAACCCCAATGGGTCAAATTGCACGTGGTCTTTTAGATGGCGGTGCAAACCTTGGAGTATCTAGCAGAGCACTAGGTTCCCTTCAAACAAATAACGAAGGTGTTCAAATTGTTCAAGACGATTTTATGCTGTCCACTGCAGCTGACATCGTTGCCGATCCATCTGCTCCAGATGCGTTCGTTAGAGGTATTATGGAGTCAAAAGAGTGGGTCTTTGTTGATGGAAAGTTTGTGGAACAACATATTGAGGAAGCGAAGCGTTCTATTCGCAAGGCTTCTTCACGAAATCTAGAGGAAGCCAAGATTTATGCTTTCCAAAAGTTTCTGAGTAAAATCAGATAAATAATAAATAATCTAATAGAACTATCCAGTTACAGGAGAAAACGATGTCAATCGAACAAAAAATCGCTGAAATTTTGGCTGAGTCTAAGAAACTAGACGAATTCAAAGTACACGGCACAGAAGGTGGTATGGACTCAGGTAAAGACGGAGCAAAGGCTGGTGATCAGTCTCCAATCCGTGATGCATCTAATAATGTACCAACTAGCAACCCAGCACAAAATGCAGACAATGATCGCAATGATGTAAAAGATCAAAACGATGCAGAGAATGCACCTGCTAAGAAATCTAACCCTGCTACTGCTAAAGCAGTTGCTGGCGACCAAGCAGTCATTCGCACAGGCACTAGCGTTAAAGAAGATGTTGATGCATTATTGAATGGTGAAGAACTATCTGAAGAGTTCCGTGCTAAAGCAGAAACTATTTTCGAAGCAGCTGTTATGACTCGTGTTAAGTCAGAAGTTGCTCGTATTGAAGAAGAATTCGAAGCAAAACTCCAAGAGAGCGTTGCACAGAATGTAGAGGGAATTGTTGAGCAAGTTGATGGATACCTCGGTTATATTGCCGAGCAGTGGATGACACAGAATGAAATTGCCCTAGAGCGTGGTATGAAATCCGATATTCTTGAAGGTTTCATTGGCGGTTTGAAGAATTTATTTGAAGAGCACTATATCGATATTCCTGAAGAGAAATTCGATGTGCTTGGCGAAATGGAATCTAAAATCGATGAATTGGAAGCAAAACTTAACGAACAAGTTGCAGCTAATATTGAACTAAGCAAGACTCTTGCTGAAAGCAATCGTGCTGAAATCGTTAAGACTGTAAGCGAAGGCTTGACAGATACAGAAACTGAAAAGTTTATGTCTCTTGTTGAAGAACTCTCTTATGAAGACCAAGCAAGTTTTGAAACAAAAGTAAAGACTATCCGTGAAAATTACTTCACAACTAAAGCAGCTACAGTTCAATCTGTAGTTACTGATGCTCCAGTAGAAGCGTTGACAGAAGAGAAAAAGGTAACACTTGATCCTGCTATGTCTGCTTATGCTGCACAGCTCAACAAATTAAACAAATAAGGAAATCCAAAATGACTACTCGTCAAGATTTAGTAAAAAAATGGGCTCCGATTCTTGAGCACGAAAGTGCTCCAAAGATTCGTGACAACTATCGTAAAGAAGTAACTGCGGTTCTTCTAGAAAACCAAGAGCGTGAAATGGCTAAGCAACGTGAAGCGTTGTTCGAAGCTGCTCCAGCTAACGCTGTTGGCTCTTATGGCGACACTGGCGGTTTCGCTAAGTTTGATCCAGTAATGATCAGCTTGGTTCGTCGTGCAATGCCACAAATGATCGCTTATGATGTTTGCGGTGTACAACCAATGACTCAACCAACTGGCTTGATCTTCGCAATGAAGTCACGCTACTCTACTCAAGGTGGTACTGAGGCTCTATTCAACGAAGCTGATACAGACTTCGCTGGTACAGGTACTCACTCTGGTGCATATGACTTCGGTGGTTCTGAAACTACTGGTACTGGTCTAGCAACATCTGATGGCGAGCGTTTAGGTCAAGGTGGTGTTGGTGATGGTTCTTTCGGTGCTATGGCTTTCTCTATCGAAAAGACTTCTGTAACTGCAAAGACTCGTGCTTTGAAGGCAGAATACTCTATCGAATTAGCACAAGACATGAAGTCTGTTCATGGTCTTGACGCTGAAGGCGAATTAAGCAACATTCTCTCTACTGAGATCCTTGCTGAAATCAACCGTGAAGTTATCCGTACAATTTACCAAACTGCTAAGCCAGGTGCTCAAGTTGGTGTAACTACTGCTGGTACATTCGACTTAGATACTGACTCTAATGGTCGTTGGTCTGTTGAGAAGTTCAAAGGTCTAATGTTCCAAATCGAACGTGAAGCCAATGCTATCGGTCAACAAACTCGTCGTGGTCGTGGTAACGTGATCATCACTTCAGCTGATGTGGCTTCTGCCCTAGCAATGGCTGGTGTGTTAGATTATTCTTCTGGCTTGACTGGTAAGAATGATTTGACTGTTGATGATACATCCACTACTTTCGCTGGTGTATTGAATGGTAAGTACAAAGTGTATGTTGACCCATATACTTCAAACGTATCTTCTACTCAGTTCTTCGTTGTTGGTTACAAAGGCGCATCTGCTTTTGACGCTGGTTTGTTCTATTGCCCATACGTTCCATTGCAAATGGTTCGTGCAGTTGATCCTAACAGCTTCCAACCAAAGATTGGTTTCAAGACTCGTTACGGTTTAGTTGCTAACCCATTCGTTAACTTGGATGACGGCACTTCTGGTCAAGACAACTTGACAGCTGACGTGAACTACTACTACCGTCGTGTTAAGGTTACTAACCTAATGTAATCTAGGTTCGGCTTGGTTATGAATTAAGCCGACATTAAGAAGCGGTACTTTAAGAGGGATCTTCGGATCCCTCTTTTTTATTTGGATAAATAAACTTATGGCTACTACAACTATTTCCTGTCCACTACCAGATAACATTACTCCATTATCACCTAATGGATTTATGTTTAACATTACCAAATTACCTAATCTGTCATTCTTTTGTCAGCAGGTAAATATTCCAGGTATCACTCTTGGTGCTCCAGAATTTGGTAACCCATTTAATGTGCAACCAATTCCAGGTGAAACATTAACATACGATCAACTAACTGTTCAGTTCTTAGTTGATTCTGATATGGCAAACTACAAAGCAATCTATAACTGGATTATCGCTTTAGGTTTCCCACAATCATATCAACAGTATATAAATTTTAATGCTAATGATACTTTGAATTATTCTGAGTTAGCAAAGAACTACTCTGATGCTACTTTGCAAATTTTAGCTGGCAACAATTCAGTGTCCCAAACAATTCAGTTTAGCGATATGTTTCCAATTACGATTGACTCGCTAATGTTTGCATCTACCAATACAGATGTGCAATACCTAGTAGGGAATGCAACATTCCGCTACGGATACTATAAATTCTTGTAAGACAAACTTGATTTTTTTGTAATACTGCGGTATAATGGCAGTATATAAATGTGAGGATATTATGAATATTGAACAATTGCAAGAAGCGTGGGAAATTGATTGCCAGATAGATGACAACTATCTCGGTGAAACAACCACAGCTACTCCCAAGTTACATTCCAAGTATTTAAAACTACTTGTCAATGTCAAACTAAAACACACCAAACTCCAATCAGATTACAACTTGTTACGCAAGAATAAGTTTCGCTTATATCGTGGTGAACTATCTCGTGATGAATTAATCGCTCTTGGTTGGGAACAATGGCAAGGTGTTAAACCATTAAAGAATGAGATGGATGAATTCCTCTCAGGTGATATCGAACTAAATACTTTAAGAGTCAAGATTGATTATCTTGAAACAATGATTTATTTTCTTGAATCCGTTCTTGGTCAAATCAAAGCCAGAGATTGGCAGATTAAGACTGCAGTAGAATGGAAGAAATTCCTAGCTGGTATGTAATGATAAAAATTGAGAAGTTAGACGAAGTTTATGTTAGAGTTTTTAGCGATGGTTCTATTGAACAAGAACTCGCTGACTTCTTTACCTATGAATATCCAGGTGCAAGATTTACACCACAATTCAGAGCAAGACTCTGGGATGGAAAAGTTCGTCTATACGATCAAGTTAGAAAAACTCTTTATGTTGGTCTAGTATCATATGTTGAAGAGTTTGCCACTCGCAATGGGTATGGCATTGAATATGTAACTCCTGTATTCCATCAAAACAATATCACACATCAGATTGTAGAAGACTATGCCAAGTCACTCAATCCTCATGGTCGTGGTAAACCAATCGAAATCCGAGACTATCAAATTGAAGCAGTAAAGACTGCTCTCGATAAAGAGCGCACACTGCTATTATCTCCCACTGCGTCAGGAAAGTCATTTATAATTTATACCACGATGCGTTGGCATATTGCACACGATCGTAAATGTATTATTATAGTTCCAACGACTTCACTTGTTGAGCAGTTGTACACTGACTTTGAAGACTACTCCTCTGCCAATGGTTTTAATACTGCAGGTGCTTGTCAGAAACTTTATGCAGGATTCACTAAAGAATTTACTAAAGATGTATTGATTACAACTTGGCAGTCAGTATACCTACAACCTAAATCTTGGTTTGCTCAGTTCGATGTAATCTTCGGAGATGAAGCACATCAGTTCAAAGCAAAATCCCTAACAACAGTTATGGAAAAGATGGACAAGATTCGTTACAGAATCGGAACAACAGGAACACTTGATAATAAGAAAGTGCATCGTTTAGTTCTTGAAGGTATGTTTGGTCCAGTGCATAAAGTTACTACAACCAAAGCACTTATGGACTCAGGAAGACTGACTACCCTAAATATAATGTGTGTGATGTTGAAGTACAACGAAGAAATTCGTAAAACACAAAAGAATAAGACGTATCAAGAAGAGATGGACTTTCTTGTGAGTAATGAAAAACGAAATAAATTTATTCGTAATCTTGCAGTAAAGTGTGAGGGTAATACCTTAGTGCTTTTCCAGTTTGTTGAAAAGCATGGTAAGATTTTATATGAATTAATAAAAGATAAAGTACACGAAAATCGTAAAGTGTTCTTTGTTTACGGAGGAACTGATACAACAGATCGTGAAGCGATTCGTCACATTACAGAAGGTGAAAGCGACGCTATTATTATTGCTAGTTTTGGTACATTCTCCACTGGCATCAATATACCTTCTCTTGAGAATGTCATTTTTGCATCACCATCAAAGAGCAAGATTCGTAACTTGCAAAGTATTGGTCGTGGATTGAGATTGAAAGATGGCAAGACAAAATGTAATTTGTTTGATCTTGCCGATGATTTACATTGGAAGTCTTGGAAAAACCATACTCTAAATCATGCAGCTGAAAGATATAAAACTTACGCTGAAGAAGAATTTAAAGTTAAAATAATAGAGGTGGATCTATGTTAGACGAAAACGAATTCTATATTGTAATGAAACTCACTTCGGGAGAGCAGGTTATGGCTGTGCTCAAAGAAGAAGATGATGAACATGTTCTACTTGAATCTCCCATGTGTATAAAAACTATTCCGATAGTTGAACAAAGTCGTGAGCATGTAACTGCACATCCTCTTTGTCAATTCTCGGATGATCGTACATTTGTAATTGCTAAACGAGACATTATGTTCGTTAAGAAGTTGCATCATCTATTTGTTCCTCATTATCAACGCATTGTTGCAGAGCATGAGAGAATTTCTTTTGTATCTAAAAACAAAGATGGTTCTGTTGATTCTATAGATGAATTAGAATATGAAGATGATCTTACGCAAGAAGAAACAGTAAGAAGAATCTCTATGCTAGAAGATTTAGCAAGAATACCTAAAGACGAGGAAGAAGAGAAGAGATACAGAGTCTTTGTTGAAGGAAACGAAACAATCAACTAGAGGTAACGATCAACCCTAACATAGTGATTATGTCTCAAGTCAATTAAAAAAGCAAATTTATTTTATCTACAACTTTGCAATCCAATAAGATTTGTCTTTTCGTCATGATTGATGTATACTTATGAATAACTTGAATTAAATGAGGAACGAGTATGTATGGCACAATATGTAAATAACGCTGATTTTTTAGCAGCTATCGTTGAGATGCGAGCTAAGAAAAAAGAAGCTGAAGAAAAAGGTTTACCGAAACCTCAAGTAAGTAATTACATTGGTGAATGCATTCTTAAGATAGCAAACCATCTTTCTTATAAACCAAACTTTATCAATTACTCCTATCGTGAGGAGATGATATCTGATGGCGTTGAAAACTGTCTTCAGTATATTGATAACTTTGATCCCACCAAATCCAATAATCCATTTGCATATTTTACGCAGATTATCTGGTATGCATTTCTGCGAAGGATTGCTAAGGAAAAGAAACAAAGTTATATTAAAGGTAAGTTGATTCAAGACATGCCCTTTGAAATGTTTGAGTTACAAGAACAAGATGACACAGGTGAATTTCATAATGCGTATTTAGACTTCATGCAGCAGAATCATACATTCGATGATTTCATTGGACGTAAGAAAGAAAAGGCTGCAAAGAAAAAGATGGAAAATACATTGAACAGTTTTTTGGATGATGAAAATGACACAGGACATAAGACAGTGGATTCGTGAGTTAGCAGCAGGACATAAAACAGTGACGAGATCTTACCCTGCACTGGCAAGAAGTTTAAAAAGTAGACGAAAAAAACAAGGCAAAAAACTTCTTAGAAAATATGTATGGGATACATACGATAACCAATTTGATTTGAATGAGATTATGAGTAATAATGAAAAAATATTTTTAGGTGTTTCTGATTTCGAAGACTTAGTCACAGTCGAAATTATGAAGCGTCGTGTTGATGCAAAACTATCAACTGTACAACGAGAAACAACTGTTCTCTGCGATCGTCAACGATGGTCCAAATGGGCAGAAGATCAATACAAAGATTGTTTGTTCGTGCAAAGTAATGCATCGACTGGATTTATTATTGAAGAAAATACTAACAACTTTATCAAGTTTGATGTTAACTCTAATTCAACCACTGTTCGTGCATTTGGTGATGTTGAATTTGCAGAAGACATGATTGAAATTGTTGAAGAAAACTTTGATGTGGTTTCTTCTTACATTGAATGGGTATATGGTGCTGATGGCAACTCCGTTAATGTTCCATTGAATCGTGACCGCATGCCTGTTGAAGAAATGTATCCATTCCTCAAAGGCGAATCCCTTGGCGATTATTACGATCGTTATATGGAATCTTCTGCTAACATTCTCCTACTAATTGGACCTCCAGGAACTGGTAAGACTACATTCATTCGTGGTCTGCTTGCTCATCGCAACTGCTCTGCAATCGTAACTTATGATGCTGGCATTCTTGAGAAAGATGGGTTCTTCGCAAAGTTCATCGAGGATGACGCAGAGATTATGGTTCTTGAAGACAGTGATGCATTCTTGAAATCTCGTAGCGATGGTAACACAATGATGCATCGTTTCTTGAATGTGGGTGATGGTCTTGTTACAACTAAAGGTAAGAAGATGATTTTCTCTACCAATCTTCCAAGTGTTCGTGATATTGACTCTGCTCTTATTCGTCCAGGAAGATGTTTTGACATCGTTGAATTTAAACCATTGTCTTTGTTCGATGCTAAAAAACTCGCAGAAAAACTAGGTGCAACAATACCAGAACGAAAAGGTGGTGATGTTGTAGAATTCTCTATTGCAGAATTGTTTAATCGACAATCTGAAGGCAGCAAACAATCACAAGTAAATAGAAAGGTAGGTTTCATTTGAAGGTAGCCATTATTACAGATCAACACTTTGGTGCTCGTAATGATAGTATTGCTTTTTTAGACTTCTTCGAAAAATTCTATGACAATACTTTCTTTCCTGCTCTTGATGCAAATTCTATTGACACTGTTCTTGTTCTTGGCGATACTTTTGATAGAAGGAAGTATGTCAACTTCTACGCACTTGACAGAGCAAAGAAAATGTTCTTCGACAAGTTGGAAGAGCGTGGTATTAGAGTGCACATGCTGGCTGGTAATCACGACACTTATTATAAAAATACTAATGAGGTAAACTCTCCAGATTTACTTCTAGTTGAATACGGTAACATTGATGTTATCTCCAAACCAGAAACAATAGTTATTGATGGAACATCCATCTGTATGTTGCCATGGATTTGTCCAGAGAACTATCAAGAATCTCTGGATCATATTAAAAACACTAAAGCCGAAATCTGCATGGGACATCTTGAGATCGCTGGCTTTGCAATGTATAGAGGAATGGAATCACACGATGGCTTGGCTAAAGAAACTTTTGAGAAGTTTGATTTGGTTTTTTCTGGGCACTATCACCATAGGAGTAGTGATCAGCATATTCATTATCTCGGAAATCCGTACGAACTTACATGGCAGGACTATAACGATCCCAGAGGATTCCACCTGTTCGATCTTAGTACAAGAGAACTTGAATTCATTTGCAATCCTTATCGAATGTTTGAACGAATCGAATACAACGACAAAGACCAAGAACCTGTCGACTTAGACACAATTGAACTTGAGCAGAAATATGTAAAGTTAGTAGTTGTAAACAAGAATGACTTTTATAAATTTGACAAATTCATTCAGAAGTTGTATAATAAGGGTTGTCATGAGATCAAGATTATTGAAGACATGTCAGAGTTTCAAGATGGTGAGATTGGTGAAGAACTTAATCTCGAAGATACGGTATCTGTTCTCACCCATTACATTGATAGTATTGAAACTGATGTTGACAAAGAACAAATCAAGACATACATGAGAACACTTTACACTGAGGCAATCAACATCGAGGTAGTATGATGCAACAACTTGAGATTGAGTATTTCTTTTCACTGACAGAACAGATTAATCTTGACTTAGATTTCACGCAAACCGAAAAGTATATTTTAGATAAGCGAGCCGAACAGTTAAAAAATTCTACTGTATTATCTGGTTCTTATTTGCTTAGTACTGGTGGTACTGGGACTGCTTGGACTACCATCTCTAATAATCTTGGTAATCCATCCTTTACTATTAATGTTGATGCAATGCCGATTACTATTATCTCTAAAAAGAAACCCAATTTTATATTGAAGTTTATGTATAAATCTATGGGTATGAAATGGAAGGCTGAATGATCGTATTTAAAAGCGTACAGTGGAAGAACTTTTTATCCACTGGCAACTCACCGAACAAAGTATTACTAAACAAGTCGCAGACTACTCTTATCATTGGTAAGAATGGTGAAGGTAAGAGCACAATCTTAGATGCATTGTGCTTTTCGTTATTCGGTAAACCATTCCGTAATATCAACAAAGGACAGTTGGTCAACTCCATCAATGGTAAGGGTTGCTCTGTTGAAGTTGAGTTTGACATCAATGGTAAAGAATATAAAATCATTCGTGGTATCAAACCCAATGTATTTGAAATCTGGCAAGATGGTGAGATGATTAACCAAGATGCTGCATCAAGAGACTATCAAAAGATTCTTGAACAGCAGATTCTTAAACTGAACTACAAGACATTCACGCAAGTTGTTATCCTTGGTTCTGCATCGTTTGTTCCATTCATGCAGTTACCAACAAGTCAACGAAGAGAAGTTATCGAAGACATTCTCGACATTCGTATTTTCTCTACAATGAATCAGTTATTGAAAGAGAAAGCACAGGAAACTAAAGATGCTATTGCCAAAATTGAAAACGAAATATCGACTGCGAAGACAAAGGTTGATGCGCAGACACAACTCATCAAAACTATCAATGAAGCGAAGAGTAGTGCCATCGAAAGTATCGCCACAAAAATTACTGCAAACAATGCTGAGATTTTATCTGCTGAGGGCGAGATCGAATCTATCCTTTCGGAGATCAATACTCTTAAAGCAAGCATCAATGACAAGGAAACTGTTGCTGAAGATATCGACAAAGCCAAGTCAATCAAGTCCAAGTTACTCCAGAAAATCGAAACTTGTGAGCACAACACAGAGTTCTTTAGTGAACATGATGTTTGCCCATCGTGCAACCAAGATATTGCAGAAGAATACAAAGAATCGATCGTCAAAGATCTTAATGATAAGTTGCTGGACAACAACACAAAGATCAGTGAACTCGAAGGAATCCTCTCCAATCTTAATGCGAAACTATCTCAGATTACTAAAATCCAATCAGAGATTACCAGCAAAAATATTGAACTATCTACACGAAACTCTACGATCACCTTACTCAATAAACAAGTTAAAGAGATGCAGGCTGAAATCGAAAGCGCAAAAACTGATACAACAAATATCGATGAAGAGAAAGCCAAGTTAAAAGAACTTGCCACTGAAGCAATTGTTAAGATTCATACTAAGACAACTCTAAATGAACAGCGTAATCTTGAAGAAGTCGCCAATATCCTATTAAAAGATACTGGTATCAAGACAGCAATCATTCGTGAGTATCTACCTATCATGAATAAGTTGATCAACAAGTATCTCCAAGCAATGGATGCTTACATTCACTTTGAACTAGACGAAGCATTCAACGAATCAGTTAAGTCTAGATTCAGAGATGACTTTACCTATGCTTCATTTAGTGAGGGTGAAAAAATGAGGATAGATTTAGCAATCCTATTCACATGGAGACAGATTGCAAAAATGAAGAACTCCGTCAATACAAACCTACTGTTGTTGGATGAGATCTTCGATTCATCTTTGGACACAGCAGGAACAGATTACTTCCTTAATCTAATGAATCAATTCGGAGAGAACACAAACATCTTTGTTATTTCCCACAAGGGTGATCAGTTGTTTGACAAGTTCAGATCCGTCATTAGGTTCGAAAAACGCAATGATTTTTCCATTATTGCAACTAAGTAAGTAGTCACTTCTCTCCAAGCCCTGTAGATTCGGGGTAAAAATAAATGTTGTCTTTAATTAATGACTGGTGTATAATAGTCGTTATATTATGGAGAAAACTATGCAAAATCAATGGAGTGGTTTCGATGACTTTGAGTTGGCTTGTTTGTGCGCTGATTACGGATATGAAGATGTTCTTGACATTGTAGAAATACTTCCTGTAAAATTGGCGAATCGTGCAGAAATTGAAGCACTACTAACAAAACATGAATTTGAATTAGCATTTGGAGAATAAATAATGGAAATGAAAGCAACTGATCTCTCCGCAAAATTACTGGCAACTGAAAATCTTTCAGTGATTCGTGCCAGAACTCGCACTGCATCTTTTGACATCAAGAGTCGTATCCTGACTCTGCCGATGTGGAAAGATATGACTCCCGAAATTGAAGATATGTTAGTTGGTCACGAAGTGGGTCATGCCCTTTACACTGATGGTACATATATTGAACCACTAAAACTATACCCTAAGTTACACTCATACATGAACGTCTTAGAAGATGTTCGTATCGAGAAACTTATCAAACGCAAGTATCCAGGATTGCGCAAACGCATGAACGAAGGATACAAGCAACTCAATGATCGTGACTTCTTTGGCACGAAACAAATTCAAGACTTTGACGAACTTTTACTCATTGACAAAATCAATCTTTACTTTAAGGCTGGTTTCCAGTGTGGTGTAACATTCACACCTGACGAAAAGACATTTGTGAATCGTGCTGAACGAACTGAGACAATCGATGAAATCATTGCATTGGCAAACGATATCTATGCATATTCTAAACAAGTTGCCGAGGAACGCAAGCAACAACAACAATTTGAAGACGCTGAAGATAGTGACGATGAAGAAGACGAAGATCCATTTGATGGTGACTTTGATATCAATGCTGATGATGATTTTGATGAACAAAATGATGATAACGACGATGATCTGAAACCATCTAAAAAGAATAAACAATCTACTTTACAAAATGACGACAAGTCAGAGTTAGGTGATGACCTAGAATCTAAAACAGAAAGAGCATTCCAAAACAAATTGGAAGACCTTGCTGATGATTCTACTGAATACAGATACTGGAAATTTGACACAGACTACTATAAAGACCCAGTCATTGGTTACAAACAGATTCTTAATGAAACCAAATCACCTGAGAAGTGGTCAGTTGATAGTCCAGAAATGATTGACTATCGCACTCGTAACATGAGTGAAGAACAACGAACTGCTTTCCATGCTGCAGAAGATTCAGATTTTGTGCAATTTAAAACCGAATCAATCCGCACTGTGAACTATCTCGTAAAAGAATTCGAGATGAAGAAGTCTGCTCAACTACACAAGCGTGCAATGGTATCAAAGATTGGCTCACTGGACATGAAGAAAGTTTATGCATACAAATTGCAAGATGATTTGTTCAAGCGTGTGACTTCTTTGCCACAAGGTAAGAATCATGGTATGGTACTTCTTGTTGACTGGTCTGGTTCAATGAATGATGTATTGAAAGATACCATGAAACAAGTTATCAATCTGGCTATGTTCTGTAATCGTGTTCAGATTCCATATCGTGTCTTTGCATTTACCACTGACTATAATGGGCATGTAGCTGAAACAAATGCAGAACGTGAAGCATACAATGCTTGGAGATCTGAAAGACGAGAGCCAAACAATTTGATCGACTGTGCCGACAGGTTCCACTTGTTAGAATTCTTTAATAGCAAAATGACTACCAGCGAATTCAATTCAATGTCTCGTCGTATCCTTGATTATCGTTTCTTTTGGAATGATGGCTACAACACTGGTGGCACTCCACTGAACGAAGCATTGGTATATTGTTACAAAACTTTGGGTACATTTATCAAGAACAATAATATTGAGAAAACAACTTTCATCACTCTAACTGATGGTGAGGGTGGTTCATTGAATACGTATTCATCTGGTCGTTTCGATGATACTCGCACTGAAATTGTTGATGGTGTTTACAAACGAATCAAGATCAAGAACTTTATCAAAGATGAAGTTACACAGAAGACTTACGAAATTGGTCGCTTGTCTGGTAATCAAACTGAGATGATTCTTCGAATGATCAAAGATCGTTACAATGTTACCATGGTTGGATTCCATATCTGTCAGAATCGTGGTCGTGATTTGCGTGGTGTTGCACAGTCAAATTTACCTGACTATCGTGGCGACTTTTATGCATTAGTTGAAACTTGGAAGAAAGAATTCAGAGCACATGGGTTTGCATCAGTGAAGAACACTGGTCGTGATGAGTTGTTTTTGATTCCGCAATCTTCAACCAAGATCCAAGAGGGTGAAATGGATGTGAAAGCCGATGCAAATGCAAAAGCGATTGCAAAGAATTTCGGTAAATTCCTCAATGTAAAGAAGACTTCCCGAGTCCTACTCAACCGATTCGTTGGATTGGTAGCCTAAGAC